ATGAACAACGTCCACCACACTACCCTTGCTGGCGCGGTTAGGGCCAACCGAGCAGAGTTTGAGGCCGCAGTTCAGGATGGCGTTCGCGAAGGCCTGATCAGCATCGGGATTGAGAGCGTCCGGTCGGCGTTCTTTTCAGCCGAAGGTATGTTTGAGATGCACGAAGCGGAAACTATGAAGAAAGCGGCGTAAGTCGCTGTCGCATCAAAAGGCCCACGCTAATTTGCGTGGGCTTTTTTATTGCGGAATGAGATGGCCGAATGTGGAGCAAGATCTATGTGCAGCCATTACCAGACCCTGAAGGACGCAGATCTGTTGCTGAAGCGATTCGGCGCGCCCGCCAAGCCTGCCGCTCTGGGCAAGTACGACATGTGGCCCAGGTATCAGGGCGTATTCGTGCGCCGGCCGGTTGAGCATGACGCAGGCGACGAGGCCGTGCCGGAGCGCGAAGAGGTCGTGGGCCGTTGGGGCCTAATCAGCGCTATGACGAAAGCCGATGGCCTGGATAAGGCCGGCAAGCTATCCACGTTCAACGCGCGCAGCGAGACGGCGGCCAAATCCTTCACCTTCGGCAATGCTTGGCGGCGCGCGCAGCACTGCATCATCCCAGCGGACGCTATCTTCGAGCCTGACTGGCGCTCAGGGTCGGCGGTGGCAACGCGCTTCACGCGTGTCGATGGCGCGCCCTTGGGCATCGCCGGGTTGTGGGATCGCTGGCGCGACGCGGCCGGCCAGGTACAAGAGAGCTTCACCATGCTGACCATCAACGCGGACGATGACCCGCTGTTCCGCGACTACCACCAGGCGGGCAAGGAAAAGCGCATGGTCGTCATTCTGCCCGAGGGCGCCTACGGCGACTGGCTGACCGCGCCCGCCACCGAAAGTCGGGATTTCTTGGTGCCATTCCCCTCGGACAAGCTCGTCGCCACGCCGATGAAGTGACCCCGATTTAGCTGGAATATACTGTTTATAAATACAGTATATTTGGCAGCAAATCATGCTCTGCAAAGTCACCCGTACCCACTACTTCGGCGAGAAGCGACACGACCGGGATCCAGGCCCGACCGTCACAGGCACAGTCCGCATGTACTCCGTGATGCGGGACGACATGAAGCGGTACATCCGCATCATGACCATGGACACCCTCCAGACCTTCGGCGCGCCGCAGAAAGGTGTCATCCCCGACTTGCTTCAGCCGGAGCTGCTGACCTTTGCGTCCGAGCGAGGCATGATGGTCTGTGGATTCGAAGAAATAGACGGAAAGCGCTACTACCAGAGCTGGTGGATGCAGTGGGTCAATGGATAGCCGCGCGGCCTTCGGGTATCGCGCATCAACATAAAAGGTTCATAATTGCCCGGACCTATCAAAGCAAGGGGCGATCATGGTCTTCTATGCTCAAGAAGGGGTATCCAGTTGCGATATCGCCGGCGCCATAGCACGTGCAGCTCTGGAAGATATACGGATCAATTCCTTCGCCTGTCCTGGACTGCCCGAGATCCGCGTTCGAGAACTGGGCAAGACGAAGTTCGAAATTTCCCTCTGGCTCCGAACTGACCACGAAACGCTAACTGAGGAATTCGTTCTTGGCCGGCAAGAGGCCCTAGCGGCCGCTCGTGGGTTCCTCGATGACACCCTTACACCAGAGCCCCTCTTGGCTTCCGTCCAGGAGGCGATGGCCTCGTTGGAAAGGCGGTACCGAGAAGCGGACCGACGAACAGTTCGTCATCCTAGCTCGCCATTCTCCGGATCGCCTGCCGCGTGACCTAGCGCAGACGCGCTTGGCACGCCTCTAGCTGCGCTGTCAGTCGCCGGATCCCAGCCCGGAGGGCGAAATAATCCGATCGAGCAGCGGGATCAAGTTCGGCGCGGGCTCCATCACCCACGCGGGCGCTGGCTCCGGCTTGGGGCATTCCACCGCCGGCGGCGGCGCAGGAGGCAGCGACGTGCAGCCGCTGACGCCCAGCGTCAACATCAGCACGCAGAGCGTCGTCTTGTACTTGCGCATTGCGCATCCCCCCGTAAGCGGCCCATTCGGCCTTGGCGTTCCGTTCATTGATCTGGCCGACTTCGGCCACGCGGCGCTCTAGGATCTCGCGCGCCTGGCGCTGGGACTCCGCGACTCCGGCGGACTGATCGGCCTTCATCGCAGCGATCTCGGCCCCGTAGCGCCAGCCCAGCGCCTTCCAGGCACCGCCTCCGGCCACGATCGCACCCACCACCATGGCAGCGGCGTAGCCCTTCCAGCCGATCAGCGTTGCAGACAGACCCATGTGTCCACCTCCCTGCGCGTAACCAGGCCCGGCAGCGTCACGAGCACGCCGCCCTTCCTTCCCTTCACCCAGCGGTCCAGCTCCGCGCAACCGCCGGCATAGTCGCCCGCGTTGAACTTGCGCCGCATGGTCGAATCGGCCAGGTTGCCGGCGCCAAGGTTGTAGGTGAAATCGATGAGCGCCGCGCGCTGCCAGTCGTTAAGCGGCACGGTGATCAGGCGACGCACAGCCCGGTCGGCAGTGGCCAAATCGGCATCACGCCACGCATCGCACTCGGCATCGGTGTAGACCCGCTTCGGGTCGATGTCGGGCCCAGTGTGCCCATCGCACACGGTCAGCACGCCCACCGGGTCGATGTACGGCTCGCCGCGCACCTTCCCGGGCTCGAAATGCGATACCAGCACGCCGGCAATGGCAATCGATCCCGCGCTGGCCGCCGCAATCAACTTGCGCCTCAGGCTGTCCGATATCATTTCCAAATCCCCTTCACCGCCGCCACAGCCGCGAGCGTGGCCGCAATCGCCGTGGCGATATAGCCGATCGGACGAGCCAGCCGCCCCAACCCCTGCAAGACCTTGAATCCCCCCGACAGCGCCGCAAAGGTGTCCACGATGTCCTGCGTGTTCTGACGGATCGTCTCGATTGAGTCCGTATTCCGAGCGGTGGCTTCCGCGTTATGGGCCATGTCTTGCTCCATTTGCACGACGCGCGCGTGCAGTGACTTGATGAACGCATCGGACAGATGTTCGTCAGCCATGGAATTTCCTTTGGAGCGACAACATCGCGTCCCCTATAGACGAAAAAAAGCCCGCCGAAGCGGGCAGGATATTGACACCGGCGCAGCGCTAGGCTGGTAGCCCATAGCGCTCATACGAGTACGCAGACAGAATTGCTCGATCGCCTGCTGTGAGCACCGAATGAAACACGAACAAGTCGTAGATACGGCCACCAAATCCCGCATTGGTCACACCGGAGCCTGCCGTGTTGGTGTTGCCGCCGATCAGCAACCGGCTGTTCGTATTCTGAGGGTTGGCCCGCGACACCGTCGTCTGTCCTACGCCATCGACGTAGCAGCGCAACCGGTCAGGAGATTCGGCATCTGCACCGGGATTTCTCGACAGGACAACCAGGTGCGGCCCGCCAGACGCGGGGAACCCTGCCGTCGTGTATCCGAGGTCTGCCCCGCCCTCATTGATCACGATGGGCTTGTTCGCGCTGTTACCTTGGTAGAAGACTGCGGATACCAGCTGACCGGCACCGGCTTGCTCATTCCCAAAAACACCTTCGTTCACAATGAAATTGTTCGGCGACGGCTGCCCGACCCAGGCGAACGTCCACGGATTCGGCCCGACTGGCCACAAAGCTACGTCGGCCGGAGTCTGCAAGATCGTCCCGAGTTGCTGATTGAACTGCAAGTAATCGCGGTCAGCGATCCCACCGGGGGTTCGCACGGGCCAGGATGCTCGGCGCAACGTCAACGCGATGTCATTCACGCGATCACGCCAGGCACCTGCGGTCGGGTCAGGATTGAACAGCGCGTCAGCGCGCCACCATGCCTTCAGCCCAGGGATGCGGGACACCTGCACCTCAACATCCGAAACGGAAATGACTGGCGCGCTTGCCGGGGCGTTCACGCCCAGATGACGGGTGATTAAAGACGACATAAGTTACCTCGCATTGAAAAGTTCAGCGTGTTGCTTGATGATGCGAAACACAAGTGCATGCCCCGCATCATTGGGATGGAGCAAATCAGACCCACTGAAGATCTGCTGCCCGTCTTCAATGGCGTCTCGCATCTGGGGGTATAAGTTCAAGAAACTGACTCCAAACATGCGGGCCAAATTCTGCTGACACCGCGCTATGTCTCGTTGCTGATAAACCATCCCCTCTTCATCCAGAGTGGCATAGCCAGCCAACAGAGTTACCGACAAGCTTGAGCGATTTGCTACAAGCCAGCTAAGGACCTGCGCCATGTTGTTTTGGTGCCAGGTCGTGTTGGCCGGCGTAGCGGAGCCAATTCGATCGTTCGTACCCAAGGCAAGCACAATGTCGGTGGCGCTTACCGGCACGCCGTCCACCAAGAGCCGTCGACCATTGGGTGCCGATGGCAACCAGGATGCAGAAGATGTGCCACTAATTCCTTGGTTCACCACACGGATGACTTTGTTCCGCCGCATGCCTTCCAACGGCAGCGCCACACTGGCGGCGTTGGAAATCCGGACTCTGGACAATCGATAGGCGGGCAGCGCGACCGCTAGGGTGTTCCCCCAGCCTGCCACCGCATCGTTGAACTCCTGCTGAGCGATCAGCACACCGTCCACCGAAACGGTGAACATCCTCGACGTGGAATCAGCGACTTTGCCGTACATCAAATCAAAGCCTACAGCGAGGCAGTCGAACTCGACATATCCCAATGGCGGAACTATCAGCGCGGCAGCCGCCACCGCAGGCGCGACAGTTGCCACCGTCTGCCTCGGAATTGGTACGCCGCCACCGTCCCGCAGGTCAACGAAGAACGCGTCGGAAAAGGCGGCGATCTGGACTTGAGAAAACGAACCCGATCCACCTTCGATAGCCCCTGGCGCAATTTCCACCAAAGGCTCGGCATCCACCGGCACAGCCAAGTAGCGCCGCCCAAGGTAACACCGTAAAAGGTTCACCCAGGATTTGGCGGTCAACGTTGAGCGCGGATCATCAAGTCGCTGATTGCGCGGTCCAGACGGCCCGGTATTCGACGCGCCAATCCCCCATGCGATGCTGTCGCCCGCGACAACCAAATTCACATCCTGAGCCACGTTAGAGCAACGCAAGACAAGTCGCTGTAGCCCGCTTCCTGCCAAGGAGGGCGCTTGCGAAAGTTCATCGACCTGCCGCTGCAATTCTGGAATCCACGCAGGGTCATAGACCTTCTCAAACTCCGTCGCCGACGTCATTTGCCAACGGGCCCCAGCGCGAGTCCAGAGGCTAATAGCCCTATCACCCTCGCCAACATTTGCTTCCAAGCAGTCGCCTACCGTAGGCGTTCCCATTGCAATGCCATCAGCCTGAATAGCTCCGTCCACCTTCAGGCTGCCAGTCGCGCGAAGGTTTGCGTTGCGATCCATCCCAAAGAGCAGTTTTCCAGTGTTCTCTTCGATATGGGCGAAAGCCCATTCATCGACTCCGATCTTCGCTTGCTCAGAAGTCAGAGATTCCAGTGACTGAACCCGCCCCGAGTTATCGTCGGATTGCACACGAACTGCCTGAAGCGATAGCGTGCTGGCAGGCTGGATCTCGGACCACTGCCAAGCCGAGCCATTCCAGACATAGTCACCGTTGTTCGACAAAATCGGATCCTTTGTTACCCTGCCGGTGCTCGGCACAGGCCTGCCCGTATCGGCCTGCATGGCCGCCTTCGTCAGATAGGTCTTGATATCCGCCGCAGCAAATGCAGCGTCCAGCGCTTCTACACGCAGTGTTTGCAGGTTCTTAACGTCGCTGCCAGCGCGATTTACGTTCGGCGCACCAACTGCGCCGTTCGCAAATTCGCCCAACGTGCCAGCATCCACACTGCCGTTGAGCAATTCCTGCTTGGTAAGAAATCCAGCCATTGCGAACTCACAAAAAAAACCCCGCACTTTTGCGGGGTTTGTAGGGGGAAGAACTTCTAGAGCAGAAAATCACGATCATTCTGGTAGTACCTGGCGTCGTAGTTAATCGCCTTCAAAGGGATTGAACCGTCGTCATTAGGCACATCTTTCTCCGTCAAAATGAACGCCTTAGCGGTCCGCGTGTCGCTGGCCTCGGTGATGATGTAGCCCGTCGCGTTGTAGCCCTCTCCGCGGCAGATGATGGGCATGCGCGGGGCACGGTGCAGCAGCGCCAGCCGTGCACCGCCGCCAGGGCTTACACCCATGTTTTCTACGCGGCCGTCGCTTCCCTGAAGGAAAATCACGTAGGGCCCGGCGCCCCAGTCGAAGGGCTGGGACAGAGTCACCAAGCGCCCGTTCTCGTCGTCGACGTCCACGATGTCACCGTCTTGGCTCTGAGCCAAGGTGTTGTCCGCACACAATATGCGCTCGCTGACCCGCAGCAGGTTCGCCTCCGGCAACCCATCGAATTCTGTCGATTCATCGTGATAGCGGATTTTGTTCCAGCGCCGATGGGCATGAATGTGGGCTTGCGCTGCCATCCGCACGCCCACAGACTCGACCCGGAGCGGATTGACGGCCGAGCGGTCCGCCGGCAGATATATCGTCACCGGGGCGTCATTCGCCGGATCAATCCACTGGAATTCCACGCCGTCATACTCTTCGTCGCTGCCCTCGGTGCGCTGCTCAGACCCAGGCAGCTTGTTGCGATGGTTGAACAAGACGGTCGAATCTTCCGTCGCGCGTTCAAAGAACAGCCGGATAACGCTGCCGCGACGATAGGCCCTGCAATAGACCGAATCCGCGATCATCGACAGCGTTTCCTCGAAACTAAGGTTGTCGCTATCGATGGTGTAATCGAAGCGCGCGACGTCCACTCCAAAATAGTCGCGGATCTCCTGTGCTGTGGCATAGATGTTGTCGAAGTCCACCTCGGCCAGCCGCCTGTTGCCGATGAGAGGGTCCAGGCACACTGCCGATATGATGTCCGCGACATTCGTTGTCGGAAACAACTCACTCGTGAAGGTTGATCCAGAAATCCGCTGCGGCAGCTTGCGCGTGACCAACAAGTTGAGCTTGCGCTCCTTGACCGCCAGTGCGCCGTCCGTCGCCAACGTAACCGATTGCACCGTCGTCACATCGCCGAAGTGGGCCTGGCCGACTGGCGAGCAGGCATATAGATCTCGCCACTTGATCTCGTCAACCACGGAGCCTTCGAAATCTGTGTCGGAATTCGTCAGGCGCCTGGCCCTGAAGCGCCAGCGCGTGCTGGGAGGGCCGGTAAGCTGCGCGTCCAAGGTATCCGCCCGCACTGAGCGCGTAACCGCAGACCCCATAATGGTCCGTTCGAACGTCAGCACGACCCCATAAGGGGCGCCTCCTGCATCGACCCGCTGGGCCTCGATGCGATACAACACATCCCGACTATATTGCTGGCGCCCGTTGTCCTTGTACAGGCCATTGAGCGCAATCACGTTGGAGATGATGCGGCTGATAGGCCGCACGCTTTCCACGCTGAACCACCCCACCCAGCGCTCCCCCGTCGTGCTGATCGTTGGGTTCATAACGACGGACTGCCCACCATAGCCGGTCTGCATCACCGTCCAGGCCGGGTTCACGCCTGCCGGGTTATTGAGCGTGAGCAGCGAACTGGTGACCGTGGTGACCGTGTAGTTTCCGGATAGGTCAAACTGAACCACCCCGGAGGGTCGCGTCAGCACGGGTGAACCCGTCACCGCCGTCGGTGCGCCTCGAAAGGCCCGCCACGCCGAGAAATTCTGCGTAACATCGAGTCGGATAGTCGTGACATCGCCAAAGCTATCGAACACGACAGACAGCACGCCGTAGATGCCTGCGACGTTGCTGCTGGCCCCATATGGCAAATCGGCATCGCCGCCTGAGTTTCCGGTCCACGTCACCACGCCGTTAGTCAAGGTCAGGATCTGACCGGCGCCCCAGTCGGCCCGATGATCACCCGAAAAGATCACTTCACCCCAAGTAGGCGTTAGCGTGTCCTCAACTCGCAATTCTGCGCCGTCTTCGGGCGTGTAGGAAAACGTGCCCTGCGTCTGCGCAGCGTTCTGCACCGTGATCACGTCCCCCGGAATGAACAACTCAGAAAAGTCGAGATCGGCATCCTGGGAAACAATTTCGTTGGGCGAGCGGAACACCATGCCACGCCGGATGACGCTGCCATAGTCCTGAGCTTGCAGCGTCTGCCCATTCACGCTGTTCGCGCGCTTGGCGGCCGTCACCGGCAAATTGATAGCGTTCCCGATCCGGAGCTGCGGCGTATGGCCGCTGTTCGGTGACGTGAACGGCGCATAGACCTCAACCGATGCCCCTGGGATTTCGGCGATTAGGGTGGTGTCGTCGCGCACATCGTGCACCTGGTGCGCACCTCTCCCCACGCACATGAACGCGACCTCCTTTTCCACATGATTCTCGAACATCAGATAGGGCTGAGCAAGCATATCCGGGGTCGATCGGACCTGACCATAGATGTCCGGTACTCTGCCGTTGACGCGCACCTGGTTCGTGCGCTCAGAAAGGCCGTTGTTCGGCGATTCCTTCTGGACGTTGCGCGCGGTTTGGTTCGGAGGGTCTTGCGCCAGAATCGACGTCAAAATCATGGACGCAGCGGTCGTCACCAGCGCCACGGCAAGCGCTGGCAAGAATGTCGGCCCCAGCGGATACGCTTCCACGACGAACGGACCAGGCAGCCCACGCAGTTCGGCGATGTCTGAGGGCTTCATGGGCCGGACTGAACGCCCGGTTTCCATATCAGCAATTCGGCAACCCGCTGGCAACCTTGGCCCAAGCTTTGCCTTCAGAAAGGCATTCAAGTCGACCACTTCGTGCGTCTCGCGCTTCCCGTCAGGCGCCCGGTAAAGGTGAACTGTCTTCATGCGTAAAACCTCATGTTGCGATAGAGGGCCGTTTGCGCTTCAACCGGGAAGAATGAAGCGCCCGATTCGTTTATATGAAGCAACCGTCCACGCACACACACGGCGATATGGGCCTCGCCTTGAAGCGTTTCCATGAGTGCGATGGAGGGCAGCACCGACGGGCCTATCAGCTTGTGCATGCTGCGAAACAGCGCCGACAGCCGGCCCGCAGCCAAGTCCTCTTCCTTGACTTGGTGCAAGCGCCGGTCTCCCGTCAAATGTTCCCAAGCGTCAGCGGCGAAATGCAAGCAGTTGTATGTCTTTCGGTCGTAGGCCCGGCCCAGCAAGAAGTCGATGCTCACAGGTACCCCAACAACATCGGGAACAGGTCAGTCCGGTACAGCATCCCGGTCTTCGTGACGTTCGCCTGCGGCGCCATGCCGTCGAATTGCGCACCGTCGCGGTTCCTGGTGATCTTTCGCGCCTGCAGCGTTATCGGCCCGACCATAGGCGTTTCCAGGTCATCCGAACGGTAGGCGCGGTAGCGCACTGTGGCGGGAATCGTGCGCAGCGTGCCGCCCTGACGGGCGCGGGCGATTTCGTCCGGCAGGATCTCACCCAGGTCGCCCAGCGTGACCGATATCCCGAAGTCCAGGTTTCCGCGGTCGGCCAATTGCGTCATCCGCATGGGCACGTACTGCCAAAAGACCAACTCGCCGGTCTCCAAGCGCGCCCAGAACCCTTCGCGATAGCGCGTCTGAAGGCGCCATACCTGCGAAAAGTCGGGCTGGCTGATCTCCAGAGTTTCCAGCTCGGCGATGCTTTGTGGCGCGCCGAAATAGAAGTCGATGTATTGGGCGTCGTTGTCGTCAAGCATGGGGCAGGTCCTCGTTCACTAGCTTCGCTAGCAGATCCAGTATTTCCTTCGCGGCCGAAATGCTGCCGTAGATGGCCAACATCATGACCAGCGATCCCCAGTAATCGAGGGTGGCATCATCAAACTCAGGCAGTGAGTCAACCTCCAGTTGGAACGTTACTGTCCAACCATTGCCGCCGATTGGCACCGGCCGTGCCGATCCTGGCATGAAATGCGCGACATACCTTCGGCTGGTGCTGCTATCGATGGCCAAGTCCGCATGGAAGGGGCCGCCGCCAAACCGGCGCATGTTCCGCCAGAACCCCATCAGCACGTCGTACTCCTCCCCGAAGACAACGTACGTGACGGGAACCATATGCGAGGCACCTTGCACGCCGGCTCGGTAGCGGCCACTCCCTCCCTCTAGGCCGATACGCTGCGAGCCGTCACCTAGGTTCGGTCCATAGCCGGCCTGAACCGGCCGAAAAGGCATCACAGGAAAGTTGCTCATCGCTTTCGCTCAGTCTTGAAGTTCTTCGTCATAGCGCGCGCGGCCCTCGAATTGGGCCGACCAAGTTGCGACTCGATCATTTGGGGCCCCTGCGCAAAGACCTGGTCACGCGCAATTAACACGACATCCTCACGGGTCAACTGTTCGGCCGTGTATTCCTGCGGTGTGCCGTTGTTATAGATGGTTATCCGTGGCGGTTGCCCCGCACTGGCTGAGGGGGATGAGTTCATCAAGGGCGCAACAAAGCCGCCCTCAAAGCCAGAAAAAGACAACCCAGCACCCGCGTTCATAGCGTCAAGCGTGCCGCGACCTATCCGCGCGGTCGCGGCGGCATTCAATACGTACTCTTGCCCGTGCACCAAGCCCGTGATTTGATCGCGCGGCTGATCCCCGGTGTAGCCACCGCCGTCAAGGAACATAAGTCCGCCCCCTGCGGCACCCACATCAGCGGCTGTCGCACTCCCTAGGCCTGCTGCGCCGCCACCCAAGGTGCCGACCAGACTGCCGACCATACCCACAATGGCTTGCCTAGTGGCAATGCGCGCTAGATCCGCAAGCACAGACGTCGCGAAGTCGCGGAACGACAGCTTGCCCGTAGTGGCGAACCGGACAATTGCGTCTTCCATCCCCTGAAAGGCGCTGGAGAACATGCCTTTGGTCTGGTCCGCTACGTCCGCAGCAGAGTTCAGATAGTTGTCCAGCGCTGACTTGGCGCCGCTCTTCCAATCCGCTTGTGCCTTGCGCACGTTGTCGAAGTACGCCTGCTGCATTTCCATGCGCTGGCGCAGATGCTCGCCAAGCAAAGCCGTTTCGGCCCGGTACGTCTCGTCCGATGTCTTGCCGACCGTGTTATCGCGGGTGGCCTGGTCCAGCTGCCGCTGGTAATCCCGCACGATGGACTGGCGGGCGCGGAGTTCTTCCTGCGCGCGGTCGCCCATGCCGATGGCGGCCAGCTGATCGTCGTACTGGCGCTGCTCGACCTCACGGGACGAACTCAGGCCGGCGCGCATGACTTCCACGCGTGCCGCCTCTTGCGCAAGACGAACCGACTTTTCCGCAGCGACGTTCTTTTCCAACGCCACGCGCAACTGGCTTTCTTGCGCAAGCAGGCTCTTCTGGTCTGCCGTGAGCGTCTTCTTGGTCTTGAGGTCCGAGATTTGTTGTTCGAACTCCAAGCGGCGCTTTTCCCAGGCTCCCAGCTTTTCCTGCGTGGTCAGCTGGGCCCGCAGCGCAGTTTCGGCCTGCGCATACTCGGCCAGCAGGCGGGTTGCGCTATCGTCCGTGTATGGCTTCTTGGCGCTCTTATCCTCAAAGCGACGATCGATTGCCTCGCGCGCCGCCTTAATGTCCGATGCGGACAACGTGGTGCCGTCCTTCTGGGCCTTAGCAATCTGGTCATCTAAGTCCTTCAGCGCCTTCTTGCGCTTTTCAGCCTTGGACGCCCCTTCGTCGATAATTTTTGAGATTTCAAGGCGGGATTGGATCGCCTCGCGGTTGATCCGGACCAACTCGGCCTGAGCCTTGGCCGCGTCCTCTGCCTCTTTCTTCTGCGCGATAAGCGCGTCACGGCGCCCCTCGGCGTTCTTGAGGCCCTGCCTTTCCTTGTCGCTGATCGTGGCGCCAGCTTCGGCAGCGATGCGGATGTTCTCCGCACGCTGCCGAACCTCACGCTCAAGGCCCCGAAGGGTTTCATCGACCGTGTTTTCTCGGCCGATGTCCAGCATCTTGTCCCAAGCCCAGCTGGCGGCAGAGCCCAGCTTGTTCCATGCCGATTCGAGCGTCCCGAGGTTGGCCTTCTGTGCTGCCGTGCGGCTCGTAAGTTCGGTCGCCGCTTGGCGCGCGACCAACTCTACCGCCTCCTGTGCGCGGCCTTGTTCGGTCAGTGCTCTGACCTGCTCGTAAATTGCGCCGGTTAAGATCCCATAGCGCTCGTTGAGGTCAACAACCGCCGCAACAGGGTCTTTCCCCAACTTGGAGAACACTTCAACAGTCTTCTCGATTTCCGCACCGGTCGCGCGCTGCCATTCCGCAGCAATGAGCGCCACATCACGTAGCGCGGACCCTGACAGCTTTCCAGAAGCCGCTACCGCGTTCAAGGCCTGCACCGCTCGCGAGTGACTGCCGGTGATTTCACCAAGCCCGTGCGCCAGGCTGATCAGGTTATCGGCCGTCAACCCTGCGGCATGGCCGGTGAGAATAAGTGCCTCACGGAAGTTCTGGCCTTCCGATGTCCCCTTCGCGTACGCCACGGCCAGCGCCGCAACGCCCGCTGCCGCCAATGTGTAAGGGTTGACCAGCCCCATGAGAGCGCCACCCAGCGCGCGCGCCGCCGGCACCACGCCTCCAAACATATCCTTCAGCTGACCGCCCTGCTGCAACAAGACGGTTAGCGGCTGTTGCCCGCCCTGAAGGGAGACGATGATGTCGGTCATCTGGGCAGGAACGCCGCGCATGGCTGCGGCCTGCTGTGCAGCGCTTATCCCATACTGATTCAACTGCTTGCCGGCGACAGCGGCAGCCGTTCCCGTGGCGGTCAGCTTCGTCTTCAGCTCATCTAGGATAGAAGTTGGAACACCGCGCAAGGCCGCGTTGTACAGGATCTGCTGCTTGCGGCTGTACTCAATGGTGTTCGCCTGATTGACTAGGGCGTCAACTCGCCGCTTCTCCGCAGCGGTCAGCTTGGCGTAGTCCGATTGCGCGGCCTGCGACATGCCGCTGGTTCCGCGCTTCGCCGCAGCAATGGCGGTGTCGAACTGCGTGGTGTCGACAACGATGTCTAACCGCGCGGTCCCGATGCTGTCCTGTGCCATTTTTAGCTCTTATGAAGAAGTTCCAGCGCAGCGCGTTCGACTTGCCGCACGACGTTCATTACCCCCGGACGCTTCGCTGGCTCGATCCCATACAACGCGAGGTCGGCATGGACGGCCACGTAATCCAGGCCAATAGGCCCGCCGTTTCCCATGCGCCATTGAGTGCAATTTCGGATGAAGACACTGAAGGCGTCAGCGTGCTCGGGCCAAAGCTCGACAGTGGGCCGCCGAAACAACGCAGGCCGTGACCTAATGCCGGCCAATGCCAAGGCATCGGCGGATGGCGGCTCCCAATAGAAGGCCGCCACCGCCGACTTCAGTTTTTTTCGCGCTCAACCTGCAAGGCTTGGTTGTAGGCTTGCATGATCGCCAGGTCTGCACCGGGCTGGTGCTGGCGCAAAACTGAAATCGACGCTTCCTCCAGCGGCATGTCAGCGTCCCACTGTGCGATCAACTCGACCAGCAATTCAGCAGTCGAAATTTCGTCGCTTTTGAGGCGGTTCATGAGCGCTTCGTACTCGTCGCTGGTCTTGTGGCGAAAGGTGACCGCGAGCTTTTGTTTGCGGCCTTGACCGACGATAGTTACGGTGGCGTCAATCGTCGGATTTGCTTTGATGATGAATGCCATTACGCGCCTTCGTAGGTGGTGGTGTCAGCCCGCAGCGACAGAACAAACGTGTTCTGAAGGTTGGTGTTCACGCCGCCGACCGGGTTCTTGTTGAAGGACGGGTAGCCGTAGTAGTAGACGACGCTTCCGTCTGGATAGACTGCTTCTACGACTACAGGCGCCTTCAGGATGTCGGCTGCGATCAGCTCGCCGTACCATTCCTTCTTTCGGTCGTAGTCCATGGTGAAGGTAAGCACCACCGGCGTTTTGAAGGTCGGCTTCTGCAATTGCTGGCTGCGCGGGTCCTCGACGTACTGGTACTGGTAGTTCTGCTGCTCGCCGCCCGTGATCTGCACATCCTGCATCTGGTCGAGGCTGAACCAGTCTGTGACCTTTCGATAGGCGCCCGCGCCCTTGCCCGTCGGATACAGCTTCTGCACGGTCGTGTCGGCCCCCTCCATCGTGAAACCAGTGGCGTCGGCCGCAGCGGCGCGCCATACCGTTTCATCAAGCGCAGGCCACCCAGAGCTGATGACCAGAACGTCACCATCGACCGGCGGTGTTGCGGTGGAGGCTTCGGGATCGACCCCATTGGTGACCGCAGTGATCGGGATCGGCGCGCCCAGGGTCTTGGACACGCGAAACTGCGTGCCATTGACAAAAATGGAAGACATTGCGTTTCCTCATAAAAAAACCCGGCTCAAGGCCGGGCAAAGAGTTGAATATTTCGGTGCTTAGGGCTGATACCAGATACCGAAATCCTGGCGTGTTCCGTACTTCTTGATCGCCTCTTCGTAGAGGCTGCTGGGTGCGCCGTAGGGCTCTACGGCAGGAAAGCCACTTTCACAGAGCGCTGTTCCGATCAAATCTGCGATGCCCGATGCCTCCAGGCGCGAAGTGGCCCAAACATGGATCTGGACGCGTTGATGCCGCTTCTCGCGGCGCTTTCCCTCGACATACCACTGCTCAGACCCGCCAACGCCTTGATAGACGATCAGCGGGAACTCGGGTTTGTCTGGCGTAACGTCCGGGAACAGGCGACCTGCCACCAGCGGCGCCAAAACAGCCTTCAGCTTGCCTTCAAGGCTCATGGCCTACCCCTTCTTGCGCTGCCAACAATTGCGGCAAACGCTCGCGGCCGCGCTCGACCATGGCGGCTCGTGCGCGCTGCGATGCTGCCTCGTATGCCGGTCGAAGAAACGGATATGCTGGCACCCACTTCGGGGTCGACAGCTTGCGGCGTTTGTCCGTGACGAAGGTTCCGTCAGGCTTTCGGACCACCGCGTAAATCTGCCAATGCCCGAACTCGATCAGGTGGCCGTGTGGCGCTTTGCTCTTGTTCCAGGTGACGGCGTACTGCACCTCCCTTTCCGTGGAGTGCTTGTCGCGGAACGCAAGGTAAATCGCATTGGCCAACACCCCGTTATGCGTGTTGATCCGCGCTTTGGCTTCGTCTCGCAACACCTCGCCGCCAGCCACGGCCATGGAGCGCGCCAAACTGACGCGCGCCGGACCTAGCAGCCGATCAAGACCAGCAGCCCAGCCGGAAGTGTCGAACTTCGCCTGAATGCCGTTAGCCATCGTTGCCCCCCTGCTCGCAGATCACGAATGCCCTCATTCGGTCCCTAAAGTCGCGGGTAATACCTTTGACCTCAAAAACCGTCCCATCGTGAATGACGCGCATTCCCTCATCAATACCCACCGCCTTGGCCGCGTCGAAGCTCACGAGAAAGCTGTAACGCGCAATTGACGGCGACACGTTGCCTTGCAGGCTTGACCGAATAGCACCGAGGCCGGTTTCGTTCGCAATGCCCGCCCAAAGCGAGCCTGCTTCCTCCCAGTCATCCAGGGGCTGGCCCGCTTCATCAGTCGCGCCGGAGCGGCGCTGGACCAGAATTCGGCGATTCCGCTCTCGAGCCGTCATGGCAACACTCGCGTGTAGGGAAAGACGAGTCGCGCGAATCCAGGGTTCTCATGGAGTACCTTTTCGCCCGCCGCCTCGGGGTTTTCGAGCAGGTCGCCCACCAGCATGACGATCGCAAGCTTCAACGGCTCAGGTGCCGGGCCAGGCTTGCTTGTGAACAACACAGGGACCGTTCCCGGCGCACTCGTGGTTTCGCCGGGCCAGATTGGCAGCGGGGATTCCCGCCCGCCCGCTGGCGTCCATTCATACGATGCTTCGGCCAATGCAAAGCCCGTCCTGCGCTCCACAAGTTCGCGAGCTGCGGAAATAACGCCGGGTATGTCTTCGTCCAGCGCATCGTGGTCGATGTGCAGGAGGCGTTTTGCCTGTGCCAAGCTAACGGGTTCAGCCGTCGCAGCGGTGATCAGGCGCAACATGATCAACCTCCAGCAAATTCCACCGCTTTGGGGTGGGGATCGATATAGCCAGCGATTTTCAGCGCCGAAACTTGTTCAACATCGAACTCGCGTACCTCGCCGCATTTGCCGTAGATGCTGTCATGCAGCACCAAGGCCTTGACCCACTTCCGCGTTTCGGGCGCATCCGTGGACACCTGGGGATCGATGGGATCTTGCCCCTGGGTTGTTGCCGCCGCATTGGCCCCGTGGTCGTCTCCGCCCGAATTCGGCGCAGGGCTTGGGGGTGCCGCAACGGGTACCACGGGCTGCGCTGGGGGGGCACTGACCGTCGGCGCTTCGGGTGTAGCTTTTCGTGCCATGACTTTTCCTTGAAAAATGCAGGCCAGCGGGATTCGCCCGCTGGCACGCGATCACGCGGAGGCCGATTAAGCGGCGGCGCCGTGTTGGAACAGCTTGACCGCCCCGCCCACGTCGATCAGGTTGCCACCCGAACGCATCCAGGCCAGAAAGCCGACTTGACCCTTCTTCACGTAGGCCGAGTCGTTGAAGCGGAACAGCGTGATCGCCATCACGTCGCGGATCTTGTACAGGCTGAAGTCGCCGAACGCGATGGACTTGGCGGCGGCCGCGGGCACCGGCATGTGCTGGTTGATCTGGATGTCACGGTTCAGCAAGCGATCCGGCGCGCCACCGGGGTTTCCCTGCTCGTAGCCAGGCACGAAGATGGGGCGGCCTTGGTCGTCCTTGATCTTGCGAACCATCTTCAGCATGTCGTCGTGGAACATCCACTTGGCGCCCAGGCGGTACGCAGGGTCAACGCTGTGCTCGATGTCAACCAGGTCGTCGTAGGTGATCAGCGGGATTGCCGAGACGGTGCCGATCTTGCCGACCGTAGCGGCGGTGACCAGGCCCATCGGGCCGGCCGTGCCGGGACCAACGGTGTAGTGGCGATTGGTGACGCGGCCAAGCCGGGTGTTCAGACGTTTGGTGATGAAGCCCTCAATGTTGGACGAACTGTCCTGCAACAGTTCCCAGGGCACGGTCACAACCTTCGAGCTGAACTTGTAAACCGCCAAGCCCTTCGTGCCAAAGCTCACGTCCTCGTCGCTTGCAGACTGGTTCTCTTCAACGATTTCGCCCTCTTCGTTCGTCCCGTCGCTCGTCGGGTACTGCATGGGTTCGCCGCCGCCGGTCGAGAAGACGTCCGCAACGGCGCGCATGCCGCCAAACGATTTCAGCGTATCGATAATGGAGCTGGCGACGGTGGTGGGCACCGTATAGCCACCCTGCTCCGGATTCACTGCCGGGTTGCCGCTCATGGCGTTGCGGACCTGGGTCCAGTCCTCGGCGGTGAGCGCGTTGTCGCCACCACGGCACCATTTATCAAACAGGGCCACGTCGGCACTGCGGTTGCCCTTCGCGCCGGGGCGGGTCTCATGCTCACGCACGCCGGCGTCATGAAGACCGCTTTCAGCCGTCAGGTCCATCATCTTTTGATGGCGCTCGATCGAGGCGTCAATGCGTTCGATTTCCGCCGTGTTGTCGTCGTACTTCTTTTGATGGTCGGCGTTCCAGTTTGCGCCGGGGTTGTTGTCCAGCAGGGCGCGGGTTTCTTTGGCCAGCGCGTTGCGGCGCTCCCGCTCGGCTTGAGGATTGAAAGCCATAACGTAGTTTCCTTCAGTCGAAAAAAAACCGCCCGAGGGCGGTGGGGTTGTCCTGCGTGCGGGAGCCGCTTATGCAGGGGTGGCCTCGATCAGCGAAAACCGCCGCTCAAGATCATTTCTTAGGGCTTGGACCTCGGCGTCATCAACACCAGACGATTTCGGTTCGGTGAGCGCTTTGGGCGCGTTCTGGTAGGCCGCCAGATTCCATGCATTTGAGGCGGCCGGCTTCTTCGCAGCAGCGTCAACGATGCGATCGACAAAGCCATGTTCCAGCGCCTCGTCGGCGCTGAACCAGGTCTCCGCGTCCATCCAGGTCCTGACCTGCTCCGGCGACTGCCCTGAACGGGCCACATAGTCAGCGGTGATCGCCCCGTCCACCTTTTCGAGCAAATCGGCCGTTTCGCGCATGTCCGCCTTGTTGCCGATGGCAACGGTCCAGGCGTTGTGGATCATGAAGAACGCCCCCTGCGAGATCTCTACCTCATCGCATGCCATACAAACGTCCGTCGCCGCAGAAGCAGCCAAGCCGTCCACGTGAGCAACTACCTTCGCCGAATGCTGGCGGATGGCGGTCATCATCGCGCGGGCGTCGAACACGTCGCCCCCCGGCGAGTTAATGCGCAAGTGGATCGTGTCGGCCGTGATGCTGGAAAGGGCCTTGGCAAATTCGGTCGCGTCGATATCGCCCCACCAACCGCCTATAACCCCATGCAGGTAGATCGTATGCTCACCGTTGTTAGACTCGGCGCGCAGCGGCTTCGATCCAGAGGCGTTGTCACGCGCCATCTGAAGCAGTTTCGGAATTTTCATTCTGGGTTTCCCTGTCTTGATCGTTGTCGTGCTCGGGTTCGGGTTGCGCTTGCTCGCCCGCCCGCGTCGGGCGGTCAAACTCGCCGCCCAAGGGCTGGAGGTTCTTCACGCGGCGGACCTCATCTACGCTCATCCAGCCCTGCGCACCTGGCCCACCCAATGCCTTAGCGAAGTACTCCGCCTGAGCCTTGGAATCGCCGGCCATGAGCCCATCTGTGTTGTGCTCGGTGAAATACCGCGCGGTGCGGAATAGCTTTCGGTTCAACTCGCCCTTGATCCGCTTCAAATGCGGGGCCAATGTGTATTTCACAAAGCCGATACCCATCTGCTCAATGCCGCTACCCCAGCTGCTGGACTTCGTCATTTCGCCGATCATGTGCGGCGGGACACCAAAGGCGCGCGCCATGTCGATCACCTGCCATTGCCGGGACTCCAGCAGTTGCTGGTCCACCGCCGACATAGTCAATTCCTTGATGTCCAACCCTTCGGTCAGAATCAGCGGTATACGGCGGTTCCCCTGGATACCTCCATACTTGGCAACCCAGGCGGCGCGGAAGTCTTCCTGCATGTCGAAAGACATGGCTGCTGGCGCCTTGATGGCGACTTCGGGCTTGCCCCCTTCGCTGAAGAACTTCCCGGCATGCTCGTCACCCTGGATGGCGATGCCAATGCCGTTGCGCGCGCCCCACTGAATTACGGACATCGAACTGATGCCGTTGAATCCGAATCCGGGAATGTGGATCACGTCATCCTGATCGACCGTGAAGAATCCCTTGTCGTCGTAGAAGGTGTATTGCAACCGCCGCAGCTCGCGCGGGCTTTCTCGCTCCTGCTCCCGGATCTCCACACGAGAGCGGGGCCAGGGGATAAGGTTCGTCATGGTGCCGGCACGATTGCGGACGATGTATGCAATGCCATCGCCCCGCAGCAGCATCTGCGTCACCAAGAATTCCCACGCCGCAGACGCCACCCAGGTGGGGCAAAACTGCTCGTTCAGCGTCCACCAATACGCGTGGTCCACTTGCTGACGTGCCCCGCCCACGCGCTCAAAGACGGGAAGCGGCAGTTGGGCGATCGATCCGGCGATCAGCGAGACACACGCATACACGGCCGACACCCGCATTGCGGTCTGGTCATTGACCACAGCGCCAGCCGCTGTCCGAGGATCACCAAAAATCTCAAACATGCGGATGTCGGACGATGAGACCGTCTCGCCGTCGGCGATATTGCCTATTGCTGGCTCTTGTCGGCTGTCGGGCTGTACTGCCTGGCTGTCCGAGCCGAAGAATCTGGAAAGTAGTCCCATCACATCACCACGAATCCTTGTTGAATTTTCTTGGGGCCGGCCAATGGGTTCAGCGCCATCAGTTGCGCGGCATCGAAAAGCGCCATCAGTGGGTCAATCTTTGCCGTGCCGCTGGCCTGCTTCGTGATGAGAATTGAATTCGCGCGCTGCTCGATACGCGCATTGCTGACGGCCCACGCCATCATTGGCCGTCCGCCGTGAGAAAAGGCTCCCTCCGCGAGCTTGCGCTCCACGGTCTTGATGGTGCCTCCCAGACGCCAACCTTGCGAAACACCGACAAGAACGTTGTCTGGGATGCCCGCATCTGCAAATGCTTCCGCAAACGTGATGCCACTAGGGTCGACCCCGACCCCTTCCTTTTCGGGGAATAGCCCGGCGTCATACACCCTCTTGACGATCTCGGCCAACTCGGCCACGTCGTCCCCAATCCGGTTGACGATGACCAGGTCTTTGTCTTGCTCGAAGTCCCGCAAACGCGGCGCGATTTCCTTTCTGCGCTCCAAAACGGACGGATGCGCCCAAGCTCGCCCCCAATGCAACCAGCGCCCCGTCCCAGGCTCTCGGCCCACCAATCCAAGCCCCAATAAGTCGTCTAGGCCGCCACCGTCGATACCTCCGGTTATGACCTCCACGCGAAGCAGGAAATCATCAAGGTGGCGCAGACTCGGGTCGCCATACGCTTGCCAGTGGTCGGCCCCCGCCCAACGGTCAGACCGCAGATTCAGGCCGATTTCGACGTTGAGGTGCTTTGCCAGGAACTGCTGGAACGCGCCGTCCGTCCTGGCGCGCAGCAGCTTGAGCTGATCCTCCAGCCACTCGGCGCTGACTGAGCGGCCTATGTTGGGATTGGTGAAGTAGAAATTGGCCGGGTCAAGATAGGCCTTTGCCTCCAACATATCCTCCGGGAACTCGTACAGAATGCCCAATGTCTTCGGATCGACCACCTTCCCGTCACGGACATCGCGCCAGTACGCCAGCTTCTCTTTAAAGACACCTGCGGGCGGGTCATCGCTTTGAGTGGTCAGGTAGATCACCCAGCCTTCATCACGCGATATTTGGCCGCCAAGCGCCTCAAGGAACATCGCCACAGCATTAGCACGCTTGCCGAATAGCCACAATTCGTCCACCAAGATGCGACCGGACTTCTTGCCCGACACCGTGTCAGTGTCGGCAGCTACCACCTTAAGGCTGTTGCGAGTCGTGCGATGGGTAATGGTGCGGATGTGGTCCTGGACGTGGAACATGTCCGACAGCTCCTCATCCGCCCGAACCATTGCCGCCGCCGGCTTGAAGCTGTTGTCTGCCACTTCCTTCGTTGGGGCCAGGATCAAGTGTTCCTCTTCCTGGCGCCAGCAGATGATTACCGCCGTCAACATGATGCCGGCGGCAATAGTCGATTTCGTGTTCTTCTTGCTGATCAGCAGGCCATATTCCCGGATACGTTGCTTTCCGGTTTCGACGTCATATCCGCCGAAGATCGCCCGCACAAAGTCAAAAACCCATTCTTCGGAGCATTCCCCGAAGGTCTGGTGTCGGTAAGTCCCAATGGCTTCGTCATAGACCTGGGCCAGATCAACGACCTTGAGCTGCTTGAAGATGCCCAGCGCATATTCGGCCTGGTCGGGATAGATGGGCGGCGGAATGATCGACTTGCGCGTGCGCAGACGTTCCGCCCAATCCGGGCACGCGGTTGTCCAGGTCATGGCCTAGCCTTTCCCGACAACGCGCAGATGCGTAGGCGGCGGCGGTGGCGCAAACCGACCGCCCGCCGCCTTGTTTGCTGCCTCCTGTTTGGCGCCCTTCTTGCCCTGTTCAGCAATCTTTCCGTGCGTGAACGGCATAAGCGCCTTCGCGGCCTCCATCCGTAACTTCGGTTCTTCGCCCAGGTCGTTCATGATTGCCACAAGCACGGCACGCGGATCTGAGGTCAGGCCCAGCGCTTTCAGGCCGACGCTTTCGACGGAGTCGGCGGCACTTGGTTGGTCACTTGGAACGTCAGACGGCGGTGCAGAATCCGGCTTTTTGTTAACCGAATTTTTGTTAACTATTTTGTTAACTTGGGCAGTCCGCCCCAGAGCGGCCAGCACATGCTTGTCACGCATCAATCGAGCGGCTGCTTGGGCCGCCCCGTTTTCGCTGTAACCCGCATGGATAGCGGCTTTCGCACCGGATAGACCCGACAGCAGCGCATCGACGAAACGGCGCTTTTTGTCGGTTAATGCCATAGGTTTTGGTTAACAAAAGTGGGTTAACAATTTTCCGAAACGGGGAAATTTTCTGTGCGTGAGGGAACAGGTGGTTTCCAAGGCCGATACCCCTCAGACTTTCACCCCGCCCCCCCCTGCCATCGGCAGCTCACACCCGCGCACAGGCGCTCCACGGCGCGATCCCGGGGCGGCTAATGGCGCGCCATCACGACGGCAATGGATCGCGCCACGGGCCTGTGATGTCGAACAGTGCTAGGCCCGGTTTCGATATCCGAGATCAGCCCGCGTCTTGGCGTCATGGCACCCGGTCTTGCGGCCGATCGCGTCGCGTGACACGCACAGGATCTGCGTGTTCGCGTCGGTGTCTTCACCGCCGTCGAACAGGCTTACCTTGTGGTCCAGTTCGAACCCATGCGGGTAAATGGTCAGCGTCCGGCAATGCGCGCAGTGCGGATCCGCAGACCAGACACGCAACCGGCGGTCTTGCAGCTTGCGGCCCGTCATGCGCTTTGCGCTGGGCGTCGGCGCAACGGCCAACCTGGAACCAGCCATTGCAAGGCGCGGCTTGAGTGTCGTGAGCTTCATGCCGATTCCCTTGTGACCTTGCCGGGTGCTATCCACCACACGCCGCCCGGTGGCGATGAGCGAATCCCCGCGCGCCATGCCCAGCGTACGGACCTTGATAGCGAAAGGGCGGAGACAATAATTGTTGTGTATTCTTGTGTAGTGTGTATAATTACACACATGAACAGCGCAGACCTCATCAAGCAACTGAAAGCCGACGGCTGGTATCACGTGCACACCGTAGGTTCACACCATCAGTTCAAGCACCCAACCAAGCCGGGCAAGGTCACGGTGCCGCACCCCAAGAAGGACTTACCGACACCGACAATGCGCAGCATCCTCAAGCAAGCCGGCCTGCGATAAGCGGGCCTTCAGAAAGGAGAAAGAATTGCTCTATCCCATTCACGTACACAAGGAGGAAGGCAGCGCCTACGGTGCCTCCTTTCCCGACTTCCCCGGCTGCTTTGCCGCGGCCGATGAACTGCAGGACCTCCCGCGCGCGGCGCAAGAGGCAGTTGAAGCGCATTTCTTTGGCGAGACCGACCGTATCCCCGCGCCCACCGCGCCCGAAGCATGGGCGGGGAAAGAGGACTTTCAGGGCGGATACTGGATGATGGTTGATATCGATCTGTCCAAAGTCAATGCCAAGGCCGTAAGGCTCAACATCAGCCTGCCCGAAAACCTCGTTCACCGCATCGACGAAGTCGCCAAGGCACGCCACCTCTCACGCTCCGCGTTCCTGGCGATGGCCGCAGAGCATGAAATGGCCGAGGTGTAACGGCTACTCCGGCCAGCTTTGAATAAGTAGTTCGGTACGAGGCACACCCGCGCCCCCAGCGACGATGTACCGGATGTCCAGCACTCGCATGGTGAACCCAGCGAAGACCTCGCGCATTTGTGGGTTGTCATTGACGCTGACCAGGGCGCGGCCTTTCATGGTGCGCATTGCTTCGGCCATTGCCACGTACTGCTCAAGCCCGAACTCGACGCCATATCCCGCCGTGCCCCAATACGGTGGATCCATATAGAAGAGCGTATGCGGGCGGTCGTAACGGGTCACGCAATCTCGCCAAGGCAGATGCTCAAGATAGGCCCGCGCCAGGCGCAGGTGCGCGGCTGAAAGCGTCTCTTCCAACCGCAGCAGGTTTAGGCCCGGCGGCGCAGTCGTTGCGGTGCCGAAACTTTGACCCTCAACCTTTCCGCCAAAGGCGTTCTGTTGGAGGTAGTAGAAACGCGCGGCCCGCTGAATATCGGTCAGCGTCTCGGGGCGCGCTTCCTTCTGCCACTTGAACATCTGGCGGCTGGACAGCGCCCACTTGAACTGGCGGACGAATTCCTCCAGGTGGTGCTGCACCACGCGGTACAGGTTCACCAGATCGCCGTTGATGTCGTTCAACACCTCCACCTTGGCCGGCTCGGGCCGTGCGAACAGCAAAGCCGCGCCCCCGGCGAAGGGTTCGACGTAGCAAGAGTGCTTCGGGAACAAGGGGAGAATTTTGTCAGCCAGGCGGCGCTTGCCACCCAGCCAGGGAATGATCGGTTTTGCCACTTGTGAACGTCCATGTAAACTGGCCCCCGCCTGTACAGGTGGGACGGCCTTGGGTAGATCACGGCTCACTCCGTGTTTCGGCTGTCAGCCGGGGAACTCGCGATTCTCCGGCTGTCGCCGTCTTCTACAGCTGCAATGCAAAAGCCCCGACCGGACTATCCGTATCGGGGCTTTCGTTTAAGTATTGTGGACGTTTGAACCTAGCCACGATGCGAAGTCAGCGTAATCGCCGGCCAGCGTTGGCTTTCAACGATATACACTCGACCAATAGCGACCTGTCATCAAGCCGAGCAGGTCAGCGGAATTCGGCATGGTTCAACATCGCCCGCATCTCGCCCCCTAACGCAAAGGAGGTGGACACTTGACCGAGACTGCCCCTCGCACCACAAAGTTTCTTGTCGAACTCATTGGGGACTTAGAGACAGTCACCGACATATGTTGGAGGTGCCCCGATACCATTTCGCTGGAAGAGCACTTCACAGGTTGGGAGCCAAGCGCCAAACCGACGGTCCAAGTTTTCCTCGTGGCCCGACAAGACTTGACGGCGGATGCCGCAGCATCTCTGCTCGCTCACATCTTAGAAGACATACGGGATCGCCCTCCGCGCAGCGACCGCACGATGCAGATGCGAACAATCGTCGGCAACGATGCAGAATTGTCACATATAAAGAACTACTTCCAGAATTTGGACGGTTGCTCCTGGGCTGAATTCCGATTCACCTCTGCACCGGGCGCTGACATTGAGGTCAAAACCACAAATATGTCCGCGCTCTTAAAGCGAGCGGTAGCGAGCAGTCGTGGGGCCAATAAATAACGCCTCGGCCTAACGTGGCGGTAGTTGTCCAACCACAAAATGATGACGACTACGGCCTTCTAATTCTGCCGCAGCGAGCCAACGCGGAACGATGCCTCGGCCTGACCATGTATGCCCCGTCTCAGGATCTAAATACTTCGGTGCCACTCGGGACCGGCCGTCTAGGGGTTCTATTGGAGCCCTGGCGGGTTGTGGCGAAAGCAGTTGATACGCAGCGGTTATTTCGTCAGGTGTGATCTGAAGCTGACGCATCAAATTAACAATTTGATGGACAGTAAGAGCCTTGCTCTTCGCTCGTAGGGCGTTTAAACGATGCTCCAAACGAGCGATTTCAGCATGCAGCGAATTCAGTGTGTTGTTTTTCATCGTGGCGGCTCCCTATGACCGGCAGACGCACTTTATTACTCGCAGAATTTTGTAGGGAGCCAGGGGTTTCCCTCGTTGCGGCCATGCCCACAGCCCGTTGCAATCCATCCCCAAGCGAGCTAGTTCGCCCTGGATGTGGCTAAAGGGTGTATTGACTACGGCAAGAGCTGGTGCCCAAATCAAGACCTAAGAATCGGCAACCCCAACGCAAGGGAGTCGCGCCATGCAAACGGTCTACACGAAGCGTCCTACAGTGTTGATTGCGGTAAGCCCAGACGGAAAGACCTTTGTTATCGAGCGGCGATGCCGATCGCTGCCCTGCGATGATGGCGAACAGGCGTTCTTTTATTGCTGCTTGCAGGACGGAAGCGCCGTATCTTGGATGGGCGAGAACTACTACCAGTTAGCCGACGGTACAACCCTGCTCGCGGTGGCATGCCGCCTGACACCGCCCGGGGACAGCAAAATGGATCGAGCGTGAAATGAACCTGCGTAGGCGGCTTGGAAGGCCGCAGCCTGACCACTCGGCCAAGCCAGCCGGTTTGCGCGGCTGGGATTCGAACCCAGGGACTCCACAGTATCGGGTGCGCGCCCCACTGCAAAGCCTCTAGCGGCATCACCTTTTGGCCTCTCAGGCACCGCGCAGAAAGCAAAAAGCCCGCTGCTTTCGCTGGCGGGCTTTTTATGTACGCACTTATTCAAAGTGAATAAACAGGGCGAACTTTAGCAGAGAAAATTCAACCCTGCAAGAGATTCAGTCACACAGCCCCTTTGCCAACAGGAGGTCGGCTGCGTACTCCATCGCCAACGCTTCGACGCCCTTCTGGCCCGCGCCCCGCTCGCCCCCCCTCTGCTTCGTTGTCCGCGTGCCATAGAGCCACAGCTTGATCTTGCCGTTGTGATTTGTCGCAGTAGCAACGCTCACGCCTGCACGCTCGGCAGCATCTGACAGCTTCACATCCTTCCCGAAATACCGGGCCACGATGGCGTCACGCAGCACACGGGGCGTCGGATGCGCCGACAAGGCATCACACGCAGCCGCGTCAGAGATTTCGCGTACCGCCGCGAGCCAATCATGCCGATCAACGGTGCCCTGGCAGCATTTGCAGCGGTCTGTTCGGGGCGCAAAGCGCGCAACCAGGATGGCGCGGTACAGACGAGGTAGTGGATCCAGCGCCCCGAAGACAAAGGCGGCCTGCCCTGCCCCGTCGGTGCCGCCCAAGCCCTTACCCTCTGACGGTGCCTGCGCCATGCGAGCCATCATGGGCTTGTCATACACCTGGTCGGTGTGGTTATAGGCGAAGGTCAGCGCCGCATGAGCGGTGGCAAACAGTCGGCTGGGTGTCGCCTCTACGACCGGGGTCGAAGCCAGGCGGGAAAGGGTCAAGGTGGTCATCAATAAATCCCCGGAGAAAAAGTCACTTTGGCGGGCAGCATTTCCCGCATCCATTGCATTGCCGCTTCCCATCCGAGGGTTACGGTGTGCCGCCCCCGGACAGGAAAAATCTTCGGGTTCACGTCGTGGGCATCAACCATCACCGATTCGCCGCGCGCCCCCGTTTGTCTGTAGATCAGCACCGGAACACCTCGCTCGCCGGCCTGCTGCTGGGCTTGCCGCCACCATGCGGGCAGGCAGAGCGTGTTCGCGTGCTTGCATTCGATGCTGATACGCGCGAAGGCGGGATCGTCCGCCACCACATCGCTATCGCCTACCGCGTTGCGCACGCGCCGCCGCCACACCTTGCCCGTTGCCTCGGTCAGCATGTTGGCCACCTTGCGCTCATACGACGCACCCTTGTTGCGTGACAATGCACCGCTCATGCTTGCGCTCCCTGATCGGGGTAAGCGTCCATGGCAGCCTGAGCCATGGCAATCACAGTGGGCGAGTACGACGCGTTGCCCTTCTTCACGGCGGCAAGGATGCGTCTTGCACCCCGGCGCGGATCGCGGCCCGACTCGTTCAGGACCGCGCCCGCCCCCATCGCCTTCAAAGCCTTGGCCGCTTCCTCCGGCGTGGCTTGAGTAGCGCCAGGCGCTGGCAGCGCCGCAGCTGGCGTGGGAACCGGATGCCATTGGCCGCGCGCCATTTCATCGCCAAATGCCCGTTCCCAGCGCCCTTTCAGAACCCCATAGCCGCAGTTCAGCAAGTCATGCGTCCCGACCGCCACCGCAGCCCAGTAGATTGCGGGGTGCGGCCATTTGCCGATTTCGCCCCGGCGGCGCGCAGTCATGCCCGTCATCGCGTCGTGAAAGGCAACCTCTGGCGACATCCACGGACGGCACAATCGGATGAACTCGGGCAACGTGGGCGGCCAATCACGGCTCAAGCACGCAACGATGCCCACACGCGCCTCAGCTTCTGTGAAGCCAGCCAGCATTTGATTCCACGCGTCTTTGACCTCGCGCGGAGTCAGCCCTTCCCATGCCTGCGCAAACTTCGACCCGTACATGAGCCGTAACTCCGCGACAACCAGGTCGCCAATGCCCTTGCCGGTGGTCGGATTAATGAGCTGTGACATCGATGACTCCCATGTCGATTTCGGGTTGCGGCACGCCACGCGAAAGCGAGGCGCCCATTTCTTCGTTCCAGGATGCGCGGCGTTGGGCTGCACTCTGCGGGCGGCTAGCCCGTGCCGCACCGGAGCGCAGGACGCGCTGCAAGTAGGCAACGGGTTCAATGGCCTGGTCATCCACGCATTGCTGGATGGCCCGTACGATCTCCGCATCGTCGTGACCCTTGCGGAACATGCCCAGCATGGAACGGGCTTGCTTCTCCGGTTGGCCAGCAGAGATCAGCAAGGGCAAGCCCAAGGCGAAAATCTTGTCTGCGTCCGTTGGTGGCTGCGGCGGCGTGCCGCCCGTTCCGCTAGGAACGGAATAGTTTTTGGTTCTTGGTTCTTGGTTAGGGTTACGACTGGGTTCTGTCTGGCCCCCGTCTGGGTTTGCTTTCGCATCCGCTTGGGTTTCTTCTGGCAACCCATCAGAAACCGACTGGGTTTCGTTGGGTTTCTTTTTGGGCCTTCCGCCGGCCTTCCCGTTATCCCGATTGGTTTTTGCCTTCTGCTGGTACGCGGCGATTTCGCTATCCGCCCGCTTATTGCGCCACGCACCGTCAACCAGCTCAAAGAACTCCTGCAAGATCATCGGCACGGCGGCGCGCTCTTCCTCGCTGCGCGCCCCCACCCAACGGCACACCTGTTGCAGGTCATCCTTGATGGGCTGTTCCTCGGCGTAGTAACGCCGCAGAAGACGGCTGTAGATGGCGTCTTCGATCAGGCTCAAGTGCATCGTTGCCTGGGCGTAGTCGCCGATGTTGTGGCTGTAGTAGTTCATTCGGTGACTCCATAGAGCGCTTGAAAGCCGCGCTCTGCTTCCTCGGGCCACTTGCCCAGGTCAATGATTCGTTGGCGCGTAAGCCGCAAGGCGGGGATGAAATAGCTCAGCTTCATTTGCCTGGGAGCCTTGGATTGGTCCAGGAAGAAGTGGCAACCGCCGCAGGCGAACGCGATGGCCCAATCATGGGCTTTGATGCCCTTGCCCTTGCCATCGCGCGTCTGATTCGAATGCGCCGACACGGTGCTTTCAATTCCGCCCCAGCAGTACGTCGGCACGCGCGTAAGACATTCCTCGCCCTCGGCGAGCGCCAACAGCGCAGGGTTGCGATAGACGGTCTTGGGCTTCTTCTTGCCCTTCTTGCGCGCCTTGATGGCTGCGCGCGGGGGCGGCATGGGTGTGGTCCGAATCGGCGCGGCACGCATCATCGGCGTGCTGCTGCGCTTCATCGGCGTCTTGTTCTTGAGCGGCGTGCGGCGCATCAGCGACATACCGCCCCCGGCTCCGCTTTGACTCGCCACCAGTACGGGAATTTCCAGGCGTTTGCGCGGCGTTTGATCAAGCCAGCGCAGGCAGCATCGAACAGGAACGAATCAACGGCACGCGCGGCAGCATCAGCGCGAGGCGTGCTGGGCCAAGGGTCCACCGCCACCAAGGCGGGCAGCACCATGGCCCGTAGCGCCACGACATCAACGCGGCGCGGCGTGTCGATGATGGCCTGCTTGACCGCTTCAACGGTCGCAGGCGGCACCCGGTAGCCTCGGAACATGTGCAAGCAGTCAGCCATAGACGCCGCTCCACTCAACGAATGGGATGCGAACGGCGGTATGAAATAACGTGGCCGCCTCGGCGTTGTGATCCAGATCCGCGCGGCTGGTGATGCCGCACATATCGCGGACGTACTGCGCGGCGTGCTGCTGGGCCGACACGCCCTCGGGGGCGGCGCCAATGCGGGAAGCAACCCACCGCTGGAACCTCGCGCCGTTGCACATCATTGCAGCCGTGCGCGAAAGCGCCGCCCCCTTACGCTCCGTGGACGGGACACGCGCCCGCACGGGTACACCCGATGTCCCGCGCGTCAGCATGCAGCCCTCGCCTTATCCTGGTAGGCACGGACAACGTTTCGCTTGAGGCGCTGAGCCTTCTCGATGATCTTGTCGCACTCAATCACGATCTGAGAGGCGTCCGCTTCGCAGATGTCGCCGTCCGACACTGCGTCAATCGCCACGGCCGACAAGCTCCCGTTGAGGCTCGACATCTCCATAACCTTGGTGCGGACCGCCGCAACCTCATCCGGCTGATGCGGAGCCGGCGGCAGAATGCTCGCCGCAACGCCATGACGAACGTTCAGCGCCATCAACCAGTCGCGTGCGTAGCGCCCCCCGTCCTGCTTCTCCATCATCCACTCGGTCGATAGCTCAATCATGTCGAGCGACATAGACTGGCCTTTCGCACGAGTCATTTTCTGCCGCAGCGTTTCCGGGTGAATTGAAATGCCGCGGCGGTTCGTAAGGAAGGCTGCAAGCTCTTCCACGCCTCCGGGCGTTTTCGTGACGCCGATATACAGCGCGTCATGCGGATCAATTAGGTTGTATTTGCAGGTCATGCGGTCCTACCTTGAAATGCCTTGCGGATCAGGGTTTTGCTCTTGTTCCGCCGCCCATAAGATGCGCAGCATGGAAAACAAACTTCAGACGTCCAACGGCCCTATCTGGACTTTGTCGTTAGGTGGTATCGGCGCGGCGGTCTCCGGGACGGGCTGCGAAGGCGGTGCTGTGTCATTCATGGTTGCTCTCCTGATTGGCGAGTTCCGGCCAACGCGCGGCCCAATCGCTCGGGTGGCGGCGCACGAATGCAGCCTGCACGCGGTCCTTGATCCTGGGCGTCAATACGTCAGGCCATTTGTCTACGGCTTGGTACGAGATCCCAATCGCGCGAGCGGCATCGGCTTTTGAGCCGCCCAATTTGCTGATGGCGTCGGTCTTTTTCATCTGGCGATTGAACCATAGTTCATTTCACGAAGCAACTATAGTTCTGGCCAAATCAGGTACTTTTGCAACTATGGTTGAATACAGAGATCGGCTCGCCGCCGCGATGAAGGCGGCCTCTATTTCCGCTTCGCAGTTGGCGGAAGGCTTGAGTACGTCCTATCAAGCCGTTAAGAAAGTCATCGATGGAAAATCCAGCGCATTCAATGCCGCCAATAACGCGATTGCGGCACGAATGCTGGGCGTCTCCAGCGACTGGCTGGCCCTCGGCGAAGGCAAACAAGATCGAGGCGCGGGGGCCACTTCTGAGACTGTCGCCGCCTGGCCCTTCCCGGACATTCCGGAAGATCAGGTTCGCAAGTTGGCGCCTTCGCAGCTGAGTTCGCTTCAAGGGGCGCTGGCGCTTGCGATCGCTCAACTGAACCTTGGTATAGCCGTTTCGTCCCCAGCCCCCCAGTCAGCTCCTGCAAGTCGGGGCGGACTTGTGGACATGGACCACGCTCATGACCCGTTCCCAATGCGAACTGGGGGCATGCCCGCCGCGCCCAGGGATGGAGGCAAGACCACTCACCAAGCCGAGCGAGACTCGCGCGTGAGAATCAGCACCCGGACAGGAGTGGTCGCCAACGTCGGCCCGGGAGAACCGCACGCAGCGAACGACAAGTTTGAAAAGGTGCCGGAATTGGCAGACGTACGCCTGGCTGCCGGAGACGGCATTGAAAACAGTCTTGAGGAACAGACGGGGGTAGTGCAGTTCCGCCGCTCATTTTTGCGCTCTGTTGGAGCTAGCGCGGGGAAAGCTCGTGTGGTTTACGCTAAGGGCGCCAGCATGGAGCCGATCATTAAAGATGGGGCAGCGCTGCTCGTCGTTCCAAGCGAAGAATTGACTATCCGCGACCTCGCTGCGGGTGGCGTTTACGCGATCAACTACGACGGGAAGATGATCGTGAAGACCGTGGCGCAGGATCGTTTAACAAAGCGATGGGTCGCTCGCTCGTTCAATGCTAGCTACCCTGATATTCCTCTGGAAAACGGCTCGCCCGTGCGCGTCCTTGGGCAAGTGGTTTGGGCCGGCTCCCGTCTGGGCGATGACGAGTCCGGCCAGTGGATCAAATCCTAAGCTAGCCATCTGATCTAGAAAAAATAGCCACCCTGCGGGGTGGCTTTTTGTCGTCCTGACAAAGCCGAACCACGCGCACCACTGAACTATGGTTGAACTTAAAAATGAACTATGGTTAAATTCATCCACGCCTTAACCGGCAAAGCAGTAGCCCCCACGGACCCGCAGGCAGCAGTCAGGCCATCGCCTCAAGCGGGAGACGTCACCGCCACAAAGTCGGAATGGGGAAGGCGAATACCGCTCTTTAACAACCGAGGCCGCCCGCCCTCACAGGGGAAGGGCGAAACAGGACAACCAGGCGCAAACGCGCCCCGGCCCCTGTGTGCTTGAGCCACCACGCCCAAGCAACGCCCAGCCGGGCGTGGCGACGATAACCCCGGCCATCAAATCTATTGCAAGACTCGCTAGGGTCGGCTGCGGCCTTTAAGGCAACCAGCAAATACCGCGTTCTTGAATTCCGAAACAGCTTCGTCTCGATCTTCAAGCGCAGATTCTCGCGGGAATCGAAAGGCCATTTCAGTAAGAGTTGCAACGGACCTCCCCCAGTAGCCTGGCGTGTCGGCGGCAACGCTCATGACTTCGGACATACCTGCCCCCTCTTGGCGCAGTTCCATGACGTGCCCTGCCATGCCTTCCAGTTCTTTGCAGTGCTCAAGCGTCTCTTGGCTTGGTTTCCCAAAAGCGAAGTTCGCTTGCACTAAGGTCACGGCGAACACCGCCGAGACAAAGCATTTTTTAGATTGGCTCACGCCGTTCCCTCCTATCGAACCGTCAAGTGTAGCTACCGTTTCCGCTGAAAAGCGGGTTTCGGCCAGCGCTGCGAGTCAGCGCTTACCGAAGCTCTCCCCTTGAGGAACCCCACCATGAAGACCTATGCACGCGGCAGGACAAGCGCGGAATTTGTAGACGCGGCGAAGGCTGCCGGACTGACCGTAAACACGTCGGGTTTCGAAGCCGGCGGCGATTGGGTCGTGTTCCACGGCACCCTGCACGACGTGCCGCTGCACGGCCTCTTCAACACCGTAAATAGTCGCGTGATCGGCACCTTTGGCGCCGACAACGCGAACTTCAGCACCGATGATTCTCGGGACGGCACACCCTGGTTTGACGCTGTGCTGGACCTCGCAAACACAAACGATCCGCACCCCCAGCATTGAGGAAATGACCATGCAATGCCACTGCATTTCGCGTGTTGAACAAGAGGCTAGAGCACACCTTCAACCGCAAATCAAAGGTCCGATAAGCAGCGTCAAGATGGGCAACATCGCCTTCGTCATCGACGGCAGCGCAATGGACGCCCGGCTCTGCATCCCGCTTCAAATGAAAGCGGATGCCCCAGGCTACCGCAGCCAGGATGGCAAAGCGGTGCCAATACATGTGACCTTCTGCCCCTTTTGCGGCGCGCGTGCAAAAGCCGAAGCGGTCTCGGCCTGACAGTCCCGGCTCATGCCCCGCGGGCGATGACCTGAACCGGGAAACTTATCAGACAGCCCTAGTAGCGCCAGCGCCCCGAATACCAGCTTTCTGCGGCGTTGAAGATGAGTAGACCGGCGACACCACCGACAAAGGCCGCCCAAATTAGCTTGATTTGCTGTTCATGGGTGTGGCCCCCACGGCTTTCCAAATGTTGGATCCAAGACGTTGGCTCGCTTTGAAACCAGACATCCCACCCATACCCGCAAACCAACGCAACCATCCCCACCGCCGCCACAATCCATCGAGCCAATGGTTGATCCAACAGAGTCGATACCCCCCAACCCAAAAACCCAACAAAGAACATCAGGCCCGCAGACCAAAAAGCCACCATCACCCAATCAAATATGAAACCGATGCCGGAAAGCATATGTGCTCCTAGAGAAGTCAATATCGCTAATTGCCAACGGCATCAATTCCGCCAACTTAAGTCCGCCCTCAGCTTTTAACTACACCTTTCTTCTCATTGGAAAATGACATGATCAAGTTCCTCGAAGCCCTGCTCGATATCCTCGCGCCCATCCTCAGCGTGCTGATCCGCAACGGAAAGCTGTAATCCCCTACCCCTACCCCTGCCCCGTCTACCGGGGCGGCTTTGGAGAGCGGGCCGGCGTCGCAACGTCACCGACGCTGAAAGTGACTTTCAGGGATTAACCGGGCCTCCGGCCTGCTCTCCAAAGCCCATCACCGCGCATTCGCGCACTTCCCCATGCCTTCAACCATCCCCGCCATCTGGTGGGGCCTGGCCCTGCTCGCCTTGGCAGCGGTGGCCGTGGTCCCTATCGGCGAACACTTCAACCGCCGCTATGTCGCGGCCGATCCCTGGAAAGCAACATGAACGCAATCACTGCAACCGCGCCTACCGCTCGCCGCAAGGTGCCGTCCATCGCGCAAGCGGCGGGCAAGCTGACCAACATCGTTGCCCCGCGTGACCACGCAGGCCGGGGCAACTGGAGCGAAGACGCGGACATTCCCGCTTCGTGGGCTTGGGCCGCTGGCATCGGCTTCGCCGCATTCGTTCTCTTCGGCCGCCAGATCCTCGGCTGGCTCCTGAGCTTCGCGGCATGAACGGAATCGATTTTGTTGTGCGCGACCGCGCCGGGTGGTCTCCCCCGGTCGCGCCCCCTGCGTCCTTCCTCCATCCTGAGTTCGAAACGCCCACGCCGCCCGTCAAGGGCCAGCCGTTGAGTGACGAACATATCGACTACATCAACGCCATGCGGGGCTTCGTCAGCGTCTATGACTTGGCGGCGCAGTTCCATGTCTCGCGCGGGACCATCTGCAACATCTGGAAGGGCGTGCGCAACGCCGGACGTGCGATCAATCGCCAGTCGCCCGACCGCTTTCCCCCGATCCGGCCGTAATCGCCCCCCTTTGCCCTGGAGTTTTCAAAATGTGGTTCAGAAATCTGAAGATCTACCGCTTGTCCGCCGCCTGGACTTTGTACGGCGATGAACTGCAAGCAGCCCTTGAGCGCTTCGCATTCCAGCCCGGCAATAACCTCGAAATGCAATCGATCGGCTGGGTGCCTGCCCGTGAAAATGGCGGCTTCGCCCATGTCGTGAATGGGCAGATCCTGTTGTCGCTGCGTTCCGAAAAGAAGTTGCTTCCGGCCACGGTCATCAACCAGGTGGCCAAGTTCCGCGCCCAAGAAATTGAAGAGCAGCAAGGCTACAAGCCGGGGCGCAAGCAGATGAAGGATATCAAGGAGCGCGTCACTGACGAACTCCTGCCCCGCGCATTCAGCATCTACCGCGATACCCGCGTGTGGATCGACCCTTTGAACCGCTGGCTTGTGATCGACGCCGCCGCCTCCGCTCGGGCTGACGAAGTGATCGGCATCCTCGCCAAATGCGTTGAGCCGTTCCCTCTGGAGAACCTGTACGTCGCGCAGTCTCCGGCTGCGGCCATGACCGGCTGGCTGGCCGAAGATGAAGCGCCCGCCAACTTCACAATCGACCAAGACACCGAACTCCGGTCATCAGGTGAAAGCGGCGCAGCTATCCGCTACGTGAAGCATTCCATCGATGCGGAAGACGCCCGCCGCCACATCCAATCCGGCAAGCAATGCACTCGCCTCGCCATGACCTGGGCCGACCGCATCTCGTTCGTGCTCACCGAAGGTATGGACGTCAAGCGCGTTTCGCCGCTGGATGTGCTGAAGGAAGGCAACGAAGGCGTGGCCGCCAACGACGACGAAAAGTTCGATTCCGACATGATGCTGATGACGGGTGAACTGGCCAAGATGATGGCCGAACTTGTTGACGTCCTCGGCGGCGAAAAGCGCTTCTGATCCACAACCATCCAAGGTGTCCGCATGACCGACTCTCCCGCCCCCGTGTCCTTCCGACAGAAGATCCTCAACAAAGAAATCAGGCGCGCCCACGCAATGCAGATTCGATACAGGGATCTGCACGTAGAACCAGGCTTCAACCTGCGTATCCCCGTCGAAAATCTATCAGGCGAGGAACGCGCACAGGCCGAGGCCGACGATGAAAGCCTGTTTCAGCACATTATGGGCGGCGGCCCGCTTCCGCCGTTGGAAGTCCGCCCCCGATCTGAGGGCGGCTGCTGGATTGTCGAAGGCCACCGCAGGTATAAGCAGATCGGCCGGGCCATCGACGCAGGCGCGCCCCTCCAGGATGAGGACGGTGAAGTCTGGATCGACATTACTTCTTTCGTCGGCAACGACGCTGACCGGACCGCCCGCGTCCTCAATAGTGCCAAAGGCCGCCACCTCCTGTCACTGGAAACCGCTTTTGGTTATGCCCGTCTCGCCAGTTTCAAGTGGGACTATGACCGCATTGCCCGCCTAGATCAGGTTTCCCCGCAGTGGGTCGCCAAGATGATCAGCCTGGCCCATGCAAACAGCGATGTCCACGCCCTGATACTGTCCGGCGCCGTCATGGCTTCCACGGCCATCGACACAATTGCCAAGCACGGCGAAGCTGCCGGCCCCTACTTGCAAGCCCAGTTGGACAAGGCCAAGGCCGCAGGCAAATCGAAGGTGACGCCCAGCGCGATCCACGGCCGCGCCCTGCCCCGCAAGGTCGTCTCCCCGCTTATCAGCGGCGTGGACGCCTTCATCAAGGGACTGGACCCTAACCAGCGCGCAACCCTGGTAGACACGCAGGAGGGCCGCGTAGCGCCCGAAACCATCACCATCCCTACCGCCGCCTTGCTGGATCTGTTCCAGGCCCATGGCGCGGTTGAAACCGTCCGCGCCAAGCAAGCCGAAAAGCAGCGCATCCAGGCCGAAGCCGCAGCAGCTGCCGGCCAGGCTGAAATTCCTACCGAACAGGAACCCGCCGAATGACCGCCCCCGAGAACGCGCCCCCGGTCGAATTGGTCGACGCTGCTGTAAATGCTTGGTTCGCCGCAGGCCCGCGTGCTGCGCTGACGCGTGACCAGCAAGAACACTTCCGCGAACGAATGCGCGCCGCCCTCGCTGCCGTTGGTTTCCTTGCTCCCGCTGCTGGCGATGCGCGGGATGCTCTGCCGCCCCTGGATGACGACCTGATCGAAATACTGGGACGGCCGAACTTCGCGTGCGGCGAGCTGGCAACGCTTCTGAGAGCCGGCGGCCACGTCATCAAGAACAAGGCCGAGCACGAGCAAGCGGCAGTGATTTATTTCTTGCTTGGGTACTACCTGAAACACGGGTCCGCTTGGCACGAACATGTCGGCGAAGCCTTCGAAGCCATTGCCGCCCAGCAGGGCAAAGTGGGTGAGGCATGACCACCGGCCTCGATGTCCTCAACGAGTTCACGAAGGAAGAAATCATCGCCTTCGTGCGTGAAAAGGGATTCTTCCTGCGCATCAGTCGCCGAGACCTGCTTTTCATCCGCTGGAAGGTTGCTAGCGAGAAGCTGCTTGCCGACTACGACGCGGAGTCTGCCCGATGGGCAACTGAGAAGCCCGACTTCACGAAGCGCGACGCACTGGCCGTCCAATTCAACGCGACCACCGACATTCAAGAAAGGATCCGGCTACTACGCGAGATCGAGTCCTACGACAAACCTATGCATGACCACCTGATGCGATCCAAAAAGCTGGATGCCCGGCAGAAGGCCGTGGACCGCATGTATCGCAACATCGGAAAGGAGGCAGCATGACCACCAACACCGCGGCCCCGGCACCGCAAGAAACTGGCGCCCAGGATCTGAACACCAGCGAAGGCGCCCGAGCCTACGTTGCGGAATACTTCGCAACGCAGATCGGCCGGCACGACTTCAAGCGGTATATCGCTAACACCCTGGCAGCTGACTTTGCTTGCGCCCTGGCGCAGCACCTGTCTCAGCTGCGCGCCCCTGTAGCCGATGAGCGGGCGGCCGTGGACCCGTGCGGGTACGTCGCGGTTAAGCGTTCGGCCGTCGATTGGCTCAAAGATAAATTCCCGTTACTGACGATCAAGGCCGGACTCTGCGAGCGCATCGGCGGCCGGCTCTATACCATCACTCGCCTGATGCGCGACCATGACGCCGCCCTGGCAAGCGCCCCTGTAGTCGGGGAGGCACGCCCGCACATCATGAGCCTAGGCGAAATCTTGGCCGAGTATCGAAAGGGTTGCACCAACACCGGCGGTGAAGGTCCGGAGAATTGCCCCGATTGCGTGCGGGCATTCGTCAGCGCCTTGGAAGCTCTGAATGTACGCCAAGCAAGCGCCCCTGTAGCCGGGGAGGCGCTTGCTCGGTACTGCCCAGGATGCGGCAGCGTCGGCCCGGTAGGCGACGAGTACCGGGACTGCTGCCCAGATGGCATTCAAGCCCGCATGATCCCCGCACGCCTGGCGGAACAATGCCGCGACACGTTCAGGCTTGCGATCAAGTCCCTGCTCGCGAATGCTGCGGAAAATGACAGCGCCGCACCACAGGCCGGCGAGGCGGTGCGCATCCTGTTCCCGACGCATCTGCGCAAGATGTGGTCAGGCGGCGAAGTGCAAGCGTGGCTTGACGAACGGCAAGGAATTTCCGTGCCGCAGGCGGAAGCCAAAGGTAGCTTTGGTCGATACCGGAAATGGCTGGAACGAAAATCTGATCTGAAAGAGGAGACCGTCCAGCGGTCGCAGGAGAAGTCTAATGAGCGCTGAATTTCGTATTGAGCCGGTCTACGTGGATCTGCCGACCGTAGCATTGATCACCACCTTGGCCGAATCAACCATCCAGGCCATGGTGACCCGCAATGAGTTCCCCGCGCCGAGGGAACTGTCCGGACGGCGCGTTGGTTATCTCTATGCCGAAGTTGTGGAGTGGGCGGCGAGTCGCCCTCGGTCTACGATTCTTCCGCCGTGCAACACCGGGGCGAAAAAGCCAAGACGCGCCCCCGCTAGAAGTGCGGGTGGTTAA